CTAATATTTACCCATCATTTAAATGTAATGCAATTGGATTAGGATATTCTTTTTTATCCCAATACATTGTTTGTGGTACAAAACTAACTTTAGTAATTAATTTATTAGTCAAATTATCTATAGCAAATTTTTTTCTTTCATTAATTAAACTCATATTGTTCCTCCTACTTTCCAGTAATGTTTATCTTTTATGTCTATTAACAATGGATCTAACTTTAAGACCAAGACTTTCGGCTTTTGTCTTTTGAAGTTTTTTCCATTTTTCTTTTTTTTCTTTCTCATCTTTTAACCTCAACTTTTCTATTTCATTTACATACTTCCAAGGAAGTGTACCATTCAATATCTTAGTTGCAGTTGCAACATAAATGTCATCATCATATTCTATTTGCTTATAAAATTTAAGCAAACGCATACGAAACAGCATTTGTCTATTATGAGGAGCTGAATAATCTATGTTATTCTTGCGTTTTATTTTCCTTATCATCTACAAATGTTCCTTCCTTAAATTTATCAACAAGTTGTTGCAGCTCTTTTTCTTTTAGTTTAAACTTATCTGTAATAGATTTAGCTTTAACTAAATAATGAACAGCATCTAACAATTCTTCGATTGTTTCATCTATCCATTGATCTAAAGGTCTGTCGTTTACTTCCATAGTTTTACCAAACTTCTCCATGCCTTGCATGTGTCGTTTCATAACTATGTCAACAACTTTATTGACAATAGGATCATTTGTGATTTCACCAGGATTAAAATCAGGATTTATTGTCATTGTTTTAGCACCTTTGGGGTTAATGTTATTTGCATATCTAAAGCATCTGCCCAGCAACAGAATAGCCAACCACTTGGTTTTCTTATTCCACACTCCCATTTAGAAACTAATCCCTTGGCTACCCCCAAGATCTCATCCATTTCTAATTGTGATATTCCTTTATTTTTCCTAGCATCCACAAATTGTGGAATTACTTGGTTATGGAATATTGGGCCTAATGCTTCTTGATTTGCCATAATTAAAGCATACGCACAAATAGTTAATTGTCAACACCCAATGTGCGTTGCCACAACTCTCGCCTGACAACGCTTGGGCATTAGCATACCATGGTTTTCACTAACTATTTAGAGTCTGAAACAGATGACTCTGATGCTCTAAATTCTATTAAATTCCATTTAAATTCATCACATAATTCTAACAATTGGTGTGCAAATATACGGTTTTCACCTTTCTCAAATTTCTGTATTTGCTGAAAGGAAACACCTAATACGGCAGCAAGATTGCTTTGTGTGAGTTTAGATTGTTTACGCAATCGTTTAATATGCCCACCAATTTTATTGTTTATCTGATTTCTTGCATTTTTCATTTATAATTCCTTTAATAATTGCATACACACCATGATTGTTATCTAATCTCCAATAATGTTTTTTGTTTAATCTCATTTGTACATGATAAACTAAACTAGTATGATCTTTACCTGTAAGTACAGCTAACTGTGGAAAAGAAAATGCTGTACATTCTCTTAACAAATTAATAGCCATAGATCTTGGCAGCACAAGATAAGCACATCTCATACCACTAAACAATTCTTTCTTTTTAATTTTAAACCAAGTACATACTGATTCTACAATTATATCGTAAACTTTTTCATTATGTATTGGTTTAGTATCTGGTACAAATTTAAAAATAGTTTTGTTTCTTTCTTTGGCATCTTTAAATCCAGCATTATAAATATCATGTTCTCTATCAGTATATAATTTTATAATAGCTTTATCAGATGGTTTTAGATGTACTTTAGACATTAGTTTTTCTCCTTGATGCTTCCATAGTTCTCCATATTTCTATTTTCATTTCAGCAGTTTTTCTTTTATTTTTCATAGTTAATTGCTCAACATTTAATTTATGCAATTTATCAATATGATTAGTATAATGTTTAGATGCATAAAATTGTTCGGTAGCTTTAGATACTGGAAGTTCTGATCCAGCTACAAAAGCACCTTTTAAATGTTTTAAAATATCTTGACCATACGTCAGCTCTGCTTGTACTTTAGCAAATGGTTCATCAGTATTAGCAAGAAAAGTTATTAGCTCATCTATTTTCATACGGTATCTCCATAGTTTGTAACAATTCTTCTACATAAGATTTTACTTTCTTAGTAGATTTATCATGTCGTTTATTAAAAGCTCTAATAAAATGTATTAGATCCATTTCACCAATTGCAATCCATTCACCTTTACTTTCTGAAAGATATTTTTCTTGCAATTGTTCTTCAATATCACGAGGAATTGTTTTCCCCGTGATACGAATTATTTCTATTAACTGTTTTATTTTCATAACTAACTCAATTTAACTATTAACTTAGCATCTTCGTTTTTATCTGGCGAAAATTTAAGAGTTATAGAATCTAAACTATTATATTCTACATCTCCTTCTTTCCATGAATTGCCATGAAACTCTACATCAGCTTCAGAGTCAATTCTATTTATAGTTTGTACTATAAATTTAAGATCATTTGTTTTTATTTTCATGTTTGCTCCTTTAGTTATATAATGCATTCCAATGATCAGACTGCATCATTTCTGCGACTTGTTTTTCTCGCTTTCTCGAAACATTGTAAACTGCTCCTCTGGTGACTGGATGAGTTGCCCAGTCAGTTGCAGTTTGATAAATCGCAAAAACTGTATTGCCATATTTAGCAACATACTTACCCCATAAAGAGTCCAGATCACGCATAACAATAATACTGTTATTGTCGATATCGAGATTTCTTTTACGATTGTTAGCCAGGGTTTTTCTAAATAACTCTGTAACTTCATTTACACTCACTTTCTTTTGCATCATTTTAAACATTTCGTCACCCATTTCTTTATGGCTTTCTAAACCAGAACGAAACTCAGCGACACTATAAGTAATATCCTGTTTGGAACTATGTTTATTGTACACAGTAAATGTCCAATCAGGTCTTACCATACCATTTAAGCACCACATATACATTGAAGAAAACATAATTTGTTGGCCCCATTGTCCATCAAGTGATGAATAAATTCTTACTTGTGGAATAATACATTCGTTAGCACGTTTATTAGAATCTAAATAGATTTGCTCATTCCAGAAGTTTATATTTCTTCTAAACTTTCTACCATCAGCATAAACGTGATCTTCTGTAGTTATTTTCCATTGGTCAATATTTGGTACAGCATCTTTGATTACTTCGTTTACTTTTTCTGCTAATGCAGAATATGGTCTAACAATGTAATCATCAGAATGAATACCAAGTAATTTACCATTATCTTTTCTAACTAATGCGTATCTATTAACAGGTTCGCTTTCTAAATCTTCTTGCTGACCTTCAAATTCAGATGCTAAATAATATAATTGTTTTTTTTCTACTTCAAAATACGCACTTGGATCTATTGTGAGTAGATCATTTTCTTGTATTTGTGTATTTGTTTGCATACGACCTCTTTCTTTCTTTCTAGTTAATCAATCCCCCTCATTCGAGGGGGATCACACTCTTAGTGACTGCACCAGGCCTTAAGCTTATCTTTATCTAGTCCATGGTTCAAAAGATAATACAGGTTCTAGGTTACCTACGAATATTTAAGCATTGGTTAACTAACCCACATTTAGTATCTCTATTTAATAACACTGAGTACTCCATCAATTTGGCGTATTATGTTAACTTAAATATTCTTTACATTCTAGAAATGTAATTCTATTTTTTACGTTTACGTTTAGTTGGTTTAACTTCTGGATATACAGTTTTAACATCAGCAAAACTGCTAATCCATTTGTTATGTTCTTTCCAACTAAATTTTTTAACTTTTTGTTTCTTTTCTTTTTTCATTAAACCACTCCTCAGTTAATCCTATTTTAAAATTATGTTTCCTTGATTTCTGTTTACTAGCAAATTCGTTAGCACTTTTTTCATTTACGAAACACAAGTTAGTAAACAAAGACCATTGTTCAGTTTTTTTTAAAGACCACAAAATGCAATACATTACTTTTCATTTTGTTTAGCTTGGTCTAATTTAAAATTATACCTAGCATCTTCGGCAGCATCTATTTCAAATGCTACACTTTCAGTATCTATACCAAGATCTCTAAGACTTTTTTCAAATTGCTCTGTATCTATTTTACATTCAGCATACTGTGTTTGTAATTCTTCGAGTTTATCTAAAAACTCAAGTTTATTAAAACCCATATTACTCCTATACAGTTATAATCATTATGATAAGTAAAAACAAAAACAGTACACAACTATAAAATTGTATACTTGTCATATTATTCCTTAACAGTTTTCTTTTTGATTTCATATGGCAGCTCTACTTTTTCAGGCATATGTTTACCAATAGCTATGCATAATCCTATGAAAGCTCTGATTGGAAACATAATAGCTGTCCATATCCATTGTGCTAATACATTCATTAGCCAGTTTTGTAGTTTATTCCACATTTTGCACCTCTTTCTTTGTTTATTTATTATACACTTATTACTTGTTATTGCAAGACATTCGGCAGCACCTCATGTTTTTGCCCCACCGAGTTCCGAAAAAATTCAGAACACGATAAAAAAATGCCCATGGCTCAGAGTCGAGCCACAGGCAATGTTTTTAATGTTATCCAACCAACTTAGTTGCTTCGGCTAACATCATATCTTTTTCAGCTTTATCGACATAAACTTTGTCAGTAACTGAACCTCTCTTGGACTTAGGTACATAAGATCTTTGGAAAATCTCTTTGTACTTATTCTCAAGAGTATCAACTATTAAACCAGATCTTCTGCAATTCAAAGTTTGCACTTTGATTTTGAAGATTGATGATGCTAATTTACCTTTGGTAATTTCAGTACCAACATCATCTCTCATTGCATCTTTTAGTTCTGCTTTAGACTTGTCTAAAGATGCATTACACATTTCATCGTGTCTATACATAGAACCATAAAGAGAATCAAAGTTCCACTCTGCAATTCTAGACCAATCTTCATTGTCAATGAAAGGTGTAATTAATGAATCAACCAATTCATTAACACCATTAACAATTTTAGTTTCAGCTTCATCTAAAACTAATTCCATATTAAGCACTCTTGCTTCTGGATCGTCTTTGTAATTGTTTTTAATATCACTCATATTTACTCCTTATCGTTAGTTTGTTTGTCATTATTTAATTTATATACTGCGTATGCAATCAACCCAATGACAACAGGTGATAGCAGTATACTAAAAATGGCACCTACAAAGTAACATGCCATAATTAATATCGAAATACCTACAACTTTTAACAAGTTAGCTAGTTTGGACATTCTCACCTCCATAACAAGTTAGTTCACTATCAATCAATTTCACCTCATCAGTATTACCTACCGACTCAGCTACATCTCTCTTAATAGCCAACTCCTCAACTCTCTTAATTTTATCAGAGTCTTCTCTTATCTTAAAATAAGTCATAAGCTCTGAAACTCTATCATTAGTCATAATTACCTTTCAGTTAATAGTTAATAAATGCCCATACACGGACAACTCCGTATTCACTAAAGAGGCTCGTTGGTGCAACAGCTTGGCACATTTATGTGCGACACTCGTGTCTTTTTACCAAAGTAGAGCAGACACAGTGTCCTGTTGTTCCAATGAGGATTGTTAGTGTACGGTTAGTTGTACCGTGTGCCGTGCCACGGCGAGTGGCATTCTTTTCTGCGAGGGCAGCGACTGACCGAGCAGCAGCGACCAGGATCGTTACCCCTTTGGGGCCAAGACCTTGGGCTTGGGTGAGCAAAGCGAACTAGAGCCTGTAAGTCGCCCATACAAGATATAGTATTGTGCGTAGCAACAAACACAAGAGAGCGAATATAATGCTTGACAAGGAGGAATCCTACCCTTACGAACAGTTAGGGGTAGAATAATAAAAGCGTTATATGAGCGAACTCACAGAGAAACAGAAGAAGCTAGTAGATACAATCGTAACAACAGGTTGTAGTATAAAGGAAGCAGCTAAAACTGCAGGATATTCAAGCAAAGGAAGCGAAGAAGCAGGTCGTGTAAGTGCTTCTCGCACACTACGACTTCCAAAAGTACAGACCTATATGCAACAAGCAATAGCTCGTACACTTGGACTAGGTGCAGTGTCAGCGAGTAGGAAACTTATCGACCTGTCTTCAGGAGCTAGGTCAGAGTATGTACAGCTCGAAGCCTCGAGGGACATACTCGACAGAGTAGGACTGAGAGCTCCAGACAAGGTAGCACATAATATCCAAGGGGACATTAAGATTAACATCGACCTTTCTTAAAAAGTGACGGTACAGAGTACCGACTTTTGCCCCACTCGGAACGAGGGGGTGGGGGCAAAAACGCCATCGTCTAGATGACTAGTGGAGTTACACACACAACAAGGTTGATTTTAAGCACACACTAGGATAATCGTTAAACATGGCTAAGAAAAAGTTTGACGTCAATAAGGTTGCCCATGAAACAAGGGCGAAATATAAAAGGACTAGTATATCTAGTCGGAAGCCAAAGAAAAGTTCTATGAACAAGGCTAAGAAAAGGGATTTCAAAAAATATAACAGGCAAGGCAGGTAAGTGCGTTTTATTTTTTTTTACCCAAAGGTAAAGTTTATTTAAGGAAAATATCATTATGGTAAAAAATAAATATAAATCTAAAATTAAAGATCCTTTAAAAAATGTTT